CTTCAACCACATAGTTTAAGTATGAATCAACTTTTTCAGTTAGTTCAGATTTAGATTTAGAGATTTCTTCTTCAAATTTAGTATCGTATTCTGCTTGTAATCTTTCTGATTCTGCTTTAACTTTAGAGTTAATTGCAGCTTCAAAGATTGTAGCAGCTTTTTGTTTAAATTCTTCAGATAAATCTGAATCTCCAACAAGTGCTTCAATGTCTTCTTTAACATCAATTTCAGAATCTTTTTTAGCTTTCGCTTCTTTTTCTTCTTCTTCGACATCTTTTTTAACATCTTCTGCTTTCTTCTCTTTAATTTCGTTTTTATCTTCAGAATCTTTAGTTCCTTCGTTATATCCTGCCTTCAAGTTTGATGGTTCCCCAGCTACTTGAGCAGACTTAGATACTTCGTCCGAAACTTTTTTAACTTTTTTCGTACCGTCAGGATTACTGTCCGTTGGTTTAACAACAGGTGCGCCTAAATCTTCAGCGTCATTTGAAAGATGACTAGGTTCAGCTGCAACAGCATTCTTTTTAGGAGCGTCAGCGTTTGGATTCGCTGAAGCTTCTACGATAGTTTCAGTTATTTTTTCTGATTCTGCCATTGAAAATCTCCTCTATTTATTTTATAGTACTATAAAACTCCTAAAATCTTTTTAGAGTTCAGGTAATATTTATAATATTACAGTTTTCTAATAAACTCATCAAAGATTTTTAGTTTTTTACCTTCTAATTGTCTTTGATTTGTTTTAATCACTTCCATCTTCCACGCCTCAATGTCTTTCTCGACCAAGAGACCGCTGTCCCATACCCATTCTTTACCTTCCATAATGCCTTCTACGAAAGCGGCCGGTGCCGAAGGGTCTGCTACAATATCAGCGGCAGTAGCTAACATGAAATCATCTTTCACATAGTTAGCGCCGTTTCGTTGCATGATAGAACCCATTCCCCTTGATGATACTCCTAATTGAGCACCCTCATCAATAAGACCTTTTACAATCTTACCATAGGGCGTGTCCATGATTTTAGCTTCACCAATAAAGTTATCACCATCCGGATAAAGTTTCTTAATCATATGAGAAACTCTTTCTAGATTGACTGTTGGTCCGTCAGGATGTCCTAACTCGCCAAAAGCACGATTTTTATTGATAAATTCTTTGTTGTATCTTTTTACTTCTTTCATTAAAATATCTTTGGGGTATATACGCCCATTTCTATTTTTGATGTTAGACTGTAAAAAAATACCTTTAATCTTGTATTCTTTTTTGCCGTTATTGTCTTCTACAACATATTCAGCATTTGTTACTTCTTCTGAAATTAATTTCATTAGTGTACTCTCTCTTTTTCTTATATACTATTTATACAAATCTATAACTTAAACCGATAAATTTTATCTAAATTCTGCTATAATCGTGTAATTATCACCAGATTGAAATTGTCTGCTACTTAATAATACATCTCCAGTAGCACCGGTTGCATTATTTGTTACACCATCCCCATAAGTTCTTAAATCCCATTTGCCTTGACCATTTAATAATATCATAGTTGAATTAGTGGTTCCACCCCACAATAACTCAACAGCTGCATTACTGTTTGTAGTATTAATAGAATACCATAATCTTGTTAATACTTTAGTAGCGTCTTCAGTCATACCATTTGTATTTGAAGCGTCTATCTTGGTAACTAACGATTCTCCGGTACCATCTGATACACCTGTAAATTTTGTAACATGTTTTACACCTGCTACATCAGCAATAGTTTGTACTTGTACTGTATCTGCCATAATCTAACTCCTATTAATCGTTTTCACCCATATCTTGTTTTTGCAATGTTAATAATGCAAAACCAGATGAAGCATTAGTAGTGGTTCCTATTATATCCCCACCAGTTGCACCTGTATTAGTTGCCGTATTTTTAATTACAGCACCATAATAAGTACCTGAGCCACATAAATTTATTGCTTCAATATCTGTGTCTCCTTGAAATTCCAATTTAACTTCTCCTATACCTACACCATAATTGATATGGGTAATATGAAGTTTAGCGCCGTTTACATGTCCACTCAATCCTGAAGCGTCCACGGCAGTCGCTGTAGCAGCTGCGTCGGCATTCCAGGTGAGTAATACTTTGGCGTGTGTTTTAGTATCTGCTAAAATTTTAGTTGTTATTGCCATAGTTTCTTTACACCTCTATTTGTTTTAATTGTTCTCTTACTTCTATTTCAATGTAATCTAACAATTGTTCTTTTTTAATATCATGTTTAGACACAATGGTCTCAACACAATTCTCTATACTATCAACGAAGTCTTGATTTTCATCATAACCTTCGCTGTCTTTTTCATTATCTAACATCTTATAAAATTCATTTACAGCACCTTTTAATTTAGGTGGTAATGATTTATAAGCAGATGAATCAACCACATTATGGTTTTCAAATATATTACTTGTTTTCATCTGTTGTTAAATCTATCTGAGCTTCACCATCTTTTGAAAGTGGATTAACAATTCCATCTTTACCAAAAGTTCCAGGGTCAGCAACCTCGGGTTTAGGGTCACTAAAAGGTTCTGCTTCAGTTGGAGCTTCAACGCTTTTATTAAACATTTGAGCTGCCATCTCTTTCCTTTTATTATCTAAACCACTAGCAACCTTATCTCTTAAAGCGTCTTTAAATGCTTCACCAGCTTCATTGTTGCTACCGTTTCCGAGATTATCAATAAAGTTTTTTACTTCTTCAGTCATAATATCCTCCTTTTATAAATCACTATCTTGTTCAGAATCAGCCATTGCATATGGGTCCTGAATGATATTATTATCTATTTCTTGTTTAATTTGTTTATCCATCTCTTGTATTTCAGATTCAGACTGTTTAAGTACATTTTTTCTGATGTATTCAACAGAATAAAATTTACCTATCATATCTCTCATTTCAGCTACCAATGCGATTCTATCTCTCATCATTTCGCTTTGTTTTAATTCAGCAAAATGTCCGTCTTGTAAGAAATCGTATTGTATACCTTGAATGATAGTATTCCAGTCTTCTTCTGAAATTACTTTTTTCAAAATTAATTGTGTCTTTAATAAGTCATTAAATAATTCTGTAAATTTCTTTCTTAATCTTTGGACAAACTTAGTAAATTTTAATTCATCTCTAGTTATTTCACTAGAACGACCTAAATTAAATCCTTGTGAAGATTCTAATCTACTTACAGGAACATTTAATGAACGATACAGTTTCTTTTGAAAATACTCGATATCAGCAATTTCACCTAGGTTTTGTCCACCAGGTAATGTTGATATATCAGTTCCTCTACCACCTTCTCTTGACGGTAACCAAAAGTCTTCAAGCATTGACATGTAATTTCTATCATCTCTAATCTCTCCTGTTGAAGCGTCATAAACAAGTTTATTTCTATATCTTGCCATAACATCTCTTAGGTATTGTTCTGCTTTAACTTTAGGTAGGTTACCTACATCTATTTTAAATATTCTTCTTTCTGGTGCTCTTGCAATTCTGTAAATTACAACAGCATCCTCAATCATTCTTAATTGATTGACAGGTTTAATCGCCTTATGTAAGTGCGACATTACAATATTTTTTTGTTGGTCTACAAGACCACTAGGGCAAAATGAAATTGTATCAGGTGCGATTTTAATTCCACCACCAGATGTTGTTCCTGATACACCCTTTTCGTTGAATAAGTAATACTCTACAAACTCATCTACTATCTCTAAGTTTACTGTTCCTTCAGGTCTTACCTTTCTTACTTCTCTAATTTTCTTAATCTTTCTAGGGTCAATATATTTTAATTCTGTTATACCTTTTATAGGTGAATCTCTATCAATTATTTTTTGATAGTATATACGACCATCAACATACCATCTTCTAAAGATGTCATGTCCTTTTGTATTAAAACTCATCAGTTTTAAAATATTAGAAAATTCAGATTCTATTTTTCTTTTAATATCTTTACCATAAGGTAAATTTTCTGTGTTTACTCTTACAGGTTCTTTTAATTCATTAGCAACAACAGCTTCATTAATAATGTCCTCTACGGCCATATCACATTCTGGATGTAATGAAATTTCTCGATATCTACGGATTAAGTCTGCTTCACTTTTGGCAGTACCTTCCATATCGAGGTACTGACCAAAATAACCACCAGCGGCGACGGTTTGTGTGCCGTCATCCGCTTGGGTCGTTGTGAACGATTGTTTAGGGTCTTCTTGTTTCTTAACCCTTGTTATTTGAAAACCAAATAGTTCAGCCATAATTTATCTCCATTCTACTAGTAATATTTATACCAGTATTAAGTAGTTGTATTTGATTCAAAATATTGATAATCAAATGTAACATCAAATGTTTCAATAGCGTCATTAGTTGCCATACCTAGCGCTATAGTACCTATAGCAGTTGGAAATGCACCTCTTAAAGTATAAGACTTAATAGTTGCACCGTTTCTGTCAAGTTGGTCAACAAAAGCGTCTACCTGATAATCAGCAGGATTTGTTAATCCTTCGTTATCAGACATATTGTTGATACCATTTTGCCATCTTTCAAATGCATTTCTTATCTTAAAGTCTGTATCATTAAGTACAGTAATTGACCATGTAGCTATTGTTCTATCTCCAGCAATTTTTATTTGTCTACCACGAAAAGAAACACCAAAAGTGTTTATTGTCATATCTGGTAAACTTGCTGTTTGGCATAAAAATGCTAAGTCTTCTATCTCACCGCCTACTTGAGCGTAACCAGGAAAAGGCATTACTACCTTAAACTGATTGGCACGAGCGCCGCCACCGGATAACTTAGCCTTGAAATCGTTTATACTTGCCATATCTTATTTCTCCTCTATTATCCAGCGACCTCTTCAAATGATACACCCGTTCTGGTTGCAACAAATTGAAGTTTGATAAAGTTGATACTTCTAGCAGGTTTCACAAAGATTTCTGCTACAAACTCATTTCTATCAATTACATCGCCTGTGTTATTTGTATTATCACAAACTACCATAAAGTCTGTAATACCCCTACGCCCTTGTACTTCTCTTAGGAATGGTTCAACAATTGCTCTAAAGTTAGCTCTTGTAAATTCATCATTGAACTCAAAGAGTTGAAATTTAGAAGCAGTTGATATCGCCTTTTCTAGTACGATAAATAATCTTCGTACATTGATTCTATCAAAAGCACTTGGTGATGTTAATGCTGTTTTATCTCCAAACAGAACAGTTCCTTGTCCTGGGAAAGTACATACAGGATTAACTCTTTTCATGTATAACTCATCTCGTTGTGATTTATTAGGATTGAAAGCAAGTTTTACTACGCCTCTAACTGTCCCACGATTATAACCCGCCGGTGAATACCAAGCGTCATGAGTTAAGTCAGTTCTTGCAGCTAAGCCAGCCATATCTCCATTTAATGGAACGAATCTATATACATCAGCATATCTGTCGTACATATATTTGTATCCACTATCAAAAACCACATAAGATGATGAATTTCTACTTGAATAGAAATCTAATACATTATCTTTTTGTGTATTTGAATTTGATACATTAACAACATCACTTCTTTCTGGTGAACAGAATAAAACAGCGTCTTTTCTGTTTTCAGCTATAGTTGTTAGGTTATCAATATGGGTTCCGTCTCCAGAACCAGCAATGATTAATCCCACATCAACCGTATCGGAATCTTGGAATTTTTCATATGCAGTTTTCTTTTGTGCTGTTGTTACAGTTGAACCATCAGAGCCACCAGATAGTGATTCTAATGTTGGACTGTTTACAGCAGTAAATGTTGTTCCACTTGCGTTAGACCCCCAATTACTTCCTGATGTATTATGGTCCATCCAATAAACATATTGAGATTTTGTAAATATTACATCTGGATAATAATTTGTGTCCCCTTGTGGACTTTTAGCGTCAGCAGCTTTAGATAACTTTTCATAAGTTTCTAATACTGAGCCAGGTACTCCTGTGATTGTTCCATCTTCATCTACTACGACAATATGGATTTCATCTCCGGAACCTGAACGGTCAGAAACATAAGCTGATGTTGAAGGTCCAGCACCTACTGAATCGTAATATCTCCATCTTCTTCTAATATTTCCGCCATCTGTTAATGTTGTTAATAAACCACCATCTCCACTATCTTTTTGAACAATTGTCAAAGTATGTGTAGAAATGCCGGTTATTCTATATTGATGTCCATCATCATAGTCATTAGTTGCAGCTGTTGTTGAAAAAGATATAATATCTCCAACATTAAATACAGAACCATCAGTTGATATAACAGTTGTATCTCCGACAGCAGTTGAGCTATCATTGACAGTTGTTACAGCTTCTTGTTCGTAAGCAGTTGCATTAGGACAGGTAGACACCAGTAAAGTATTTCCCCACGCACCAGCAGTTCTAGCCGCAAAAGTTCCGACAACGCCTGAACCATCCGAATAGTTATCTTGCCAATGGGTAGTATTCTTAATCTGTAATCCACAACCAGTTGTAGTTGCGTTTACAAGACTTGTCTGGGCAGCTCGTACTACTCTTAAAGAATTACTGTATTGTAGAAAGTTAGCAGCTGAAAAAAAGTCTTCAAAATTATTTGAATCCGGTTTTCCAAATGTACTTACTAAGTCAGCTTCACTAGATATACTTACTATCTCATCTAAAGGTCCTTGGCGAAATTCGCCAGCGACAGCACCGATAGAGGTAGAAACAGCAGGAATAATCCTAGTTAAATCTCTCTCTTGTACGAGAACACCAGGTGATACTTGAAATGCCATAAGGTTATTCTCCGTTAATTTAAATTTAAATTAAAATTAGTGAGCACAATCGTATTATTCATACTCCATAAATAAAAAATTTCACTACACATATTTATAATAATCATAAGTTTCACTATTCCCCTTTACGAACCACAGGATGCCATACAGTACCATACATATCGACCTCGGTTTCTTCTCCAGGTCTTTCTATACCATCATCCACAAATCCAAAAGGTGCCATATCTTGTTCTATAAGATTTTGTTGTTCATGATATAGTTGACTTCTGATATTTGAATCAGTTAATTCTTTAAAATATTCTTGATTA